TGGATCTACTGCATTTAGTATTCACCAAACAAAGTTTTATCATCACTATCAACCAGGAAAAGGACAACTAATTTTTAGTTCTTTTAATTTTTATGCACCTCAACAGAATGCAACAAAAAGAACTGGATACTTTGATGATAGAGACGGAATCTACTTAGAGCAGGTTGGATTAAGTACTTCTGATGGAGTTAATGCTGGAATAGGAACTTATAACTGGGTCATCAGAACTTTTACATCAGGAAGTGCAACAGAAACAAGAATTCCAAAATCACAATGGAATAAGGATAAATGTGATGGAACTGGTGCTTCTGGTTTTAATATTGATTTTACAAAAACTCAATTAGCATTTATTGACTTTCAATGGTTAGGTGTTGGTAGAGTTCGTTGTGGTTTTGCTCACGATGGAAAGTTAATTACTGCTCATGAATTTTATCATTCCAACAACAATCCAACAGTTTATATTGCAAATCCAAACTTACCAGTTCGTTGTGAGATAAGAAATACTGGTGTTGGTGTGGGAGCATCATTTGATCAAATTTGTTCTACTGTTGCAAGTGAAGGTGGATATGTAGAAAGTGGTGTTGATTTTGCATACACAATGACAACTACAAGATCAATTCCAACTCCAGGTGGAACAGAACTTCCATTAGTTGCTATTCGTCTCAAAAATACTTTCCAAGGATATCCAAACAGAATATCAGTTAGATTAAATAATATTTCACTTTATGCTGAGACAAATAGTATTGTTTATAAAATTGTAAAACTTCCAAGTTCTGCTTTTATTGGATTAACTACTTTGGGTAGTGGAACTATTTGGACTTCTGCTTCTGATAATAGTGGTGTTGAATATTGTATCAATGCTACAGTTTATAATGATGGTGAGGTATTTGCTTCTGGTTATGTTCCATCAGGATCATCTCAAAACTCATTATCCCCAGTTGCCTCTGGAGCACTCACAACAGCAAAGAAAAATATTATTGTCCAAAACCTAGAGTCAACAAATTCAGAAATTTATGTAATTGTTGTAAGAACAATATCAACTAGTGCTGGTGCTGGTGCTCAAGTTGCTGCATCACTTCAGTGGAGAGAAATTTATTAATTTATGGCTGATAACATTTACTTAGGTAATCCCCTTTTAAAAAAGGCAAATACCTCAATTGAATTTTCACAAGAACAAATCATTGAATTTGTAAGGTGCAAAAATGATCCTGTATATTTTGCAAAGAACTATGTCCAGATTGTTACTCTGGATCATGGACTTCAATTATTCAAACCTTATCATTTCCAAGAAAAGTTAATACAAAACTTTCACAATCACAGATTTAACATTTGTAAGATGCCTAGACAGACAGGCAAATCTACAACTGTTGTATCGTATCTTTTGCATTATGCAATCTTCAATGATAATGTAAACATTGCAATTCTTGCCAACAAGGCATCTACAGCAAGAGATCTGCTATCAAGATTGCAAACTGCATATGAGAACCTTCCCAAGTGGTTGCAGCAGGGTATTCTTGCATGGAACAAAGGTTCTATGGAACTGGAGAATGGATCAAAGATTCTTGCTGCTTCTACATCAGCATCTGCAGTTAGAGGTGGATCCTATAACATTATCTTCCTTGATGAATTTGCATTCATTCCAAACCATATTGCAGATCAATTCTTTGCATCTGTTTATCCTACCATTTCCTCTGGTACAAAAACAAAAGTAATCATGGTTTCTACCCCCCATGGTATGAACCATTTCTACAGATATTGGCATGATGCAGAAAGAGGGAAAAATCAATATGTAGCAACTGATGTTCATTGGTCAGAAGTTCCTGGAAGAGATGAGGAATGGAAGAAGCAGACTATTGCCAACACCAGTGAGCAGCAGTTTAAGGTAGAGTTTGAGTGTGAGTTCTTAGGATCAGTAGATACTCTGATTGCACCAAGCAAATTAAAGAGTTTGGTTTTTGACGATCCAATTAAGAGAAGCAAAGGATTGGATGTTTATGAAGAACCAAAAGATGATAGGGATTATCTAATCACAGTTGATGTTGCAAGGGGAGTTGGGAATGATTACTCCGCGTTTGTTGTATTCGATATCACGTCTTTCCCACATCGCATTGTAGGCAAATATAGAAACAATGAAATTAAACCCATGCTTTTCCCAAGCATCATTGTAGATGTTGGTAAAGCATATAATGATGCATTTATTTTATGTGAAGTAAATGATGTTGGGGATCAAGTAGCAGCAATCATTCAGTATGACTTGGAGTATCAGAACCTTCTCATGTGTTCTATGAGAGGTAGAGCAGGACAAATTGTTGGACAAGGATTCTCTGGAAAGAAGACCCAACTTGGATTAAAAATGTCTAAAACAGTTAAAAAGGTTGGGTGCCTTAATTTAAAAACAATGATTGAAGAAGATAAACTTATCTTCAATGACTATGAGATTATCAGTGAACTGACAACATTCATCCAAAAGCACAACTCATTTGAGGCAGAAGAAGGTTGTAATGATGACTTGGCAATGTGCTTGGTGATCTATGCTTGGTTAGTTGCACAAGATTACTTTAAAGAACTTACAGAACAAGATGTCAGAAAAAGATTATATGAAGAACAAAAAAATCAAATTGAGCAAGATATGGCTCCTTTTGGGTTTATACTGGATGGCACAGAAGCAATGACTGCTGAGGTTGATGCTGATGGGGATATATGGCATGTAGATGAATATGGGGACATGTCTTACATGTGGGAATATAAGTAATGGACATTGATGATCAGTTTGAATTAGAGCACCTATTTCTTACTGAGAGGAGATGTAGAGTTTGTGGGGAAATAAAAGATTTGATAGATGGATTTTACTTAACTAGAAAACACAAAGGAGCACTACCTTCTGCATATTCATATGAGTGCAAAATCTGCACAATTAAAAGAATAATGACCTCCAGAAAATGTTCAAATAAAGACATAAATTGGGAATATCCTGATTGGTAAGTGTTCACTGGCAGTTTCCCCAATTTAAAGTTAGCAAATTATAAATACTTTTAGAGCAAAACTGAAGCACTAGAGGAGTCAAAATGGCTTTACGCTTAGCATCTCCAGGTATCAATGTAAGAGAGGTAGATCTAACAAGGGGAGGTATCCAAAATACTTCATCTTTGGCAGCAGGGATCGCAGCTCCTTTTGCAAAGGGTCCTGTAAATCAAATTGTAACCATCAGAAACGAAGATGAGTTAAAGAAGGTTTTTGGGGGTCCTTCACCAAATAACTACCACTATGAATATTGGTATTCAGCATCAAACTTCCTGTCTTATGGTGGAAGTTTAAAGGTTGTAAGATGTAATGGCGATCTGCTAACAAATGCATCTGCTGGGGCTGGATCTACAACAGCAGCTTCAACTCTCAATATTGAGAACTATGATGACTATCAAGATTCTCAGGCAAATCCAACCACTTGGTATTTTGCTGCCAAAAACCCAGGATATTGGGCAGAAGAGTTAAAGGTTTGTGTAATTGACCATCTTGCAGACCAAACTCTATCTGGAGTCAATACAACTGGACTTACAGTTGGAATGGGAGTTACTCAAGCATTAACAGGAACAATTGCTGGAGTAGGAACAACTTCTGCTGCTTCAGGATTCTTAAAAGGAGTTATTACTGGTTTTGGATCTTCTGAAGCTTATGTAAGAGTAACTTCAAAAGTTGTTAGTGGAACAGAAACTGCACAAGATTACACTGAATATGGAACATATTCATTTAGAGCAGCAGCACTAAATGTTGTAAGCAGTGCTGGAGTAACTACATTAACACCTACCCCAACAGCAGTTGCAGATTGGTACAATACTCAAAACATTTTAGATATTAATAGAGGAGATTCTGTTACAGTATCCTGGAGAAGTATTGCACCAAAACCAACAGCAAATGCTTATGTAACTGAAAGAAATGGTGGCAATGATGCAATGCATGTTGTTGTTATTGACAGCAGAAAAACAACTAATATTTCTGGAACACCACAAACAATTCTTGAAAAGTTTGTAAATCTTTCAAAGGCAACTGATACTACTATATCACCTTCAACCAAAATTTACTATAGAGATTACATTGCACTTAATTCTGCTTACATCTATGCAGGAAAAGCTCCTGGAACAGATACTGATGCAACTTGGGGTCTAGATCCAGTTTCAGTTAAATTCTCATCTGGATTTACTTTACAATCAGAATCTTTAGGAGGATGGGGAGCAGTAGCAGAAAATCGTACCTTCAATTCCATTGGAAATAAATCATTCACACTTTATGGTGGTAAAGATTACAATGGACAAGCAGGAGGATTTGAAGCTTCATTGACAAACCTCATCACTGCATATGATAAGTTTAATAATGATGCTGAAGTATCAATCAATTACCTGCTTCAGGGAAGTGCTTCTGGTGGAAAAGAACTTGAGCAAGCAAAAGCAAAAACATTAATTGGCATTGCAGATTCAAGAAAAGATTGTGTTGCATTCATTTCACCATACAGACAAGGTGTTGTTAATGTAGCAGATTCTGCAACTCAACTTGAGAATGTCCTTTCATTCTTTAGTCCCCTTACTTCCTCATCATATGCTGTATTTGATAGTGGATATCAATATGTTTATGATAGATTTAATCAGCAATTTGTTTACATGCCATGTTCAGCAGATGTTGCTGGTCTCTGTGTAAGGACTGACATCAATCAGTTTCCTTGGTATTCACCAGCAGGAAAGAGCAGAGGAAGCATCAAGTTTGCAATTAAACTTGCATACAATCCAGCTCAGGCAGATAGAGATCAACTCTATTCACAAAGAGTTAACCCAATTATTTCCTCACCAGGATCTGGAATCATCCTATTTGGAGATAAGACTGCTCTAGCATATCAGTCAGCATTTGACAGAATCAATGTTAGAAGACTATTCATCACCATTGAGCAAGCAATCAAAGGTGCTGCTGATGCACAACTCTTTGAATTCAATGATGCTGCAACAAGAGCAAACTTCATCAACATTGTTGAACCATATCTGAGAGATGTACAAGTTAAGAGAGGTATTACTGACTTCCTCTTAGTTTGTGATGAATCTAACAATACTCCAGATGTAATTGATAGAAATGAGTTTGTTGCTGACATTTTTGTAAAACCAGCAAGAAGCATCAACTTCATTGGTCTGACATTTGTTGCAACTAGAACTGGAGTCTCCTTTGAGACAGTTGTGGGTACAGTTTAATCTAAATAGGAGTAAAAACAATGCCTAACTTTAGCGATAGAACTATTGATAAGTTCAAATCCCAGATGAAGGGAGGTGGTGCCAGAAGTAACCTCTTTGAGGTTTCTTTTGGTACAGAACTGGGTGGAAACTATACCTTCCCAACAGGAGATTCAGTATCTACTGATGACAACATGCTCATCAAAGCAGCTGGACTTCCAGCATCAACCATCACTGAAATTCCAGTTCCTTTCAGAGGTAGAACTCTAAAGGTTGCAGGAGATAGAACCTTTGATGTTTGGACCATCACTGTCATCAATGATGTAGACTTTAAGTGGAGAAACATCTTTGAAAGATGGATGAACTACATTGTTAAAGTTTCTGATGGAAGTGGAACTATTGATCCTAATGAGTATCAAGCAGATGTAACTGTTGCTCAACTTTCAAGAGGTCAGTATACTGGACTCAATCAAAAAGGAACTCAAGGTGGAGAAATTGATGTTCTGAGAAAGTACACCGTTCATGGTGTATTCCCAACTAGTGTTTCTCAAATTGATTTGTCATATAACAATGAGAATGAAATTGAAGAGTTCACTGTAGACCTACAAGTTCAATGGTGGGAAGCAGCAGATAATGCTAATACTGCAACTTCACAGGTAGTCTAAATACTTCTACAGTTTAACTTTATACAATGGCAAAACTTTTTGGTTTTTCAATTGAAGACGAGAATCAACTACCAAAGTCAGCAATCTCCCCTGTCCCCGAAAATAACGAGGATGGGGTTGATTATTATCTGACTAGTGGATTTTATGGACAATATGTAGACATTGAAGGTGTATTCAGAAATGAGTATGATTTAATTAAAAGATACAGAGAAATGGCACTTCACCCAGAGTGTGATAGTGCCATTGAAAATGTTATCAATGAAGCTATTGTTAGTGATTTAAATGATTCTCCTGTTGAAATTGAATTGAGTAATTTAAATGCCAGTGATTCTCTTAAAAAAATTATCAGGGATGAATTTAAGTACATTAAAGATTTGATGGACTTTGATAAAAAAGCACATGAAATCTTTAAGAACTGGTATGTAGATGGAAGAATTTTATATCACAAAGTTATAGATTTAAAGAAACCAGAAGAAGGCATTCAAGATATTAGATTCATGGATGCTTTGAAAGTTAAGTTTATAAGAAAGGAAAAAAAGGTAAGTAATAATTTTGCTGGAATGTATAATTCCAGACAAGATGCAAGCGATTTCAATGAACCCGAAATTGAAGAATACTTCTTGTATTTCCCACAAGGTCATATCCAAAAGACTGCAGCAGCAAACAAAGGAATTCCTATTGCTAAAGATTCAGTAACTTTTGTTACATCAGGACTAGTAGATAGAAACAGACAACTTACTCTTTCATATCTACACAAAGCAATCAAAGCACTCAATCAACTTAGAATGATTGAGGATGCTCTTGTCATCTATAGACTTTCAAGAGCACCAGAAAGAAGAATTTTCTACATTGATGTTGGCAATCTTCCTAAGGTAAAAGCAGAGCAATACCTTAGAGATGTTATGAACAGGTATAGAAATAAACTTGTTTATGATGCTAACACTGGCGAAATGCGTGATGATAAAAAGTTCATGAGCATGATGGAAGATTTTTGGCTTCCTAGAAGAGAAGGTGGTAGAGGAACTGAGATCTCTACTCTTCCTGGTGGTCAAAATCTTGGAGAACTCACTGATGTGCAGTATTTCCAAAAGAAACTATTCAGAGCATTGAATGTTCCAGAATCAAGAACTGCTTCAGATGGTGGATTCAATCTTGGAAGATCATCAGAAATTCTTAGAGATGAACTGATGTTTGGTAAGTTTGTTGGAAGGTTGAGAAAGAGATTCAGCAATGTATTCCATGATCTTCTTAAGACTCAACTTATTCTAAAAAACATTGTAACTCCAGAAGATTGGGATAAGATGAGTGATCATATTCAATATGATTATCTTTATGATGGACACTTCTCAGAACTTAAAGATACTGAGTTAATGAACGAAAGACTCAATCTTATGGTTGCAATTGAACCTTACATTGGAACTTACTATTCAAGAGATTATGTAAGAAGGAAGATTCTAAGACAAACTGATCAAGAAATTTATGATGAGGATAACTTAATCAAGAAAGAAATTAAAGATGGTGCTTATCCTGATCCAAAACTAATGCCAGCAGTTGGACCAGATGGTATGCCACTTGATCCAATGGCAGCAGGCAATCAAACTTTAGGAGCAAATCCAAAAGAACCAGACTTGGCAAGTGCGGATAAAGCAACCTCAATAAATGCCAAAGGGGCGGAAATATAAATAAATTTATACTCTTTGGTATTTTTATGGATTCTGCTGCTGAATTTATGGACATGATTCTTTCTGGAGGATCTCCAGAGGATGTAACTGACAAAATTAAAGAAATTCTTTATTCCAAGTCTTCAAGCATGATTGATGAATTGAAACCCGCTATTGCCCAATCAATGTTTGCTTCAGGGGAGGAATAATGGCATTAAAAATAGTGCAAACTGTAGCACCAATAAC